AACTGGAGAAGAAAAAAGAAACATCAGCTTTGACCCAACAAGCACAAACTACATCAGAAACAAGATTAGCACAGATGCAACTCAACTTGAGGCATCAACAAACTACACTAATGGTGTAGATGCTAAGTTCTTCTTGGGCGAGACTTATGACATTGATGCTTCTTATCTTGCAGGAACCAATACCTATGCATTCGTAGCATTGTTGGAGTCTGGTTCTACATCATTTGGCGACAGAGAGTCTCAAATGGTTGCATCTAAGACTGGTTGGGTTGTTGGCGAGAAGCCAGAAGAAAAGAAACTTTTCCGACTTGTATCTTTGCATGAAGGAACTGAGTTCCAAAACAGATATACTGTCTCTATCACCAACATTCTTCTTCCAAGCACAAGAAATGGTGGAACAGCTGCATTCACAGTTAATGTTTTAAGAGGCGGTGTCGTTGTTGAGCAATATGCAAACTGTAACTTCGACAAGAATTCTGCTAACTATGTTCTAAAGAAGATTGGTGATTATTACCAAGAGTGGGATGATACCAACCGCAAGTATACCCAGAAAGGATTGTACCCAAATGTATCTGATTATGTAAGAGTAGAGCTTAACTCTGCTGTAAACAAGGGCGATACTCCTCTTGGATTCACTCTTCCAAAGTCACAAGATACTTTGTCTCTTACCTCTGGTTCTCTTGGAACTGCACAAACTTGGTTTGAGGCTTCTGGATCTGACTTGCCTTTGATTGCAAACAAAGATAATCAAGCTGAAATTATCTCAAATATGCCAGCCGGTTATAACATGAACGTTAAGTTCCCATTGTTTAACCTTACCACAGAAGATAGATCTGCAACCGGCGAGAACTTTGCAAACACCTATTTGTTCGGTTATGAGCCAAAAAGAAAATTGGTTGCGACCGTTGGTCTTGATGCATCACACGCAGATTACTGCTTGTTTAATGGATACATCAAAGATCCGCACCTCGCTCTTTCTGATGCAAACTCTGGTGCATCTGAGGTCTTCTCGCTTCTTGACATCAAGTCTGGTTCTGCTGGATTGTGGTACTACGAGAACGGAGCTTATGATGGTAATACTTCTTATGCTGCTGTCAATGGACTCGAAGCTCTTATCAATACTGAGAGAGTAAAGCAGTTCCGTATGCCTTTCTTTGGAGGATTTGACGGAATTGACATCAAGAAAGCTGATCCTTTCTCTAACACCAATTTGTCATCTGGTACAGAGACCAGCAACTATGTTGTTTACTCTCTTCACAAGGCAATCGATATTGTGTCTGACAAAGATATCATTCGTTACGACTTGATTTCTATGCCTGGTGTTATCAATCACTCTCTTAACACTAAGCTTGTGAATATGGTAACTGAGCGCGGTGATGCTCTTGCGATTATTGATCGTGAAGGTATCTTCCAACCAGATACTGATAACAACGGTGTTGAGCAAGCAGCTTCATTGACTACTGTAATCAGCAAGATGAAGACTGATGTTATTGATTCATCTTACGGTGCAGCATACTTCCCTAACGTTCGCGTTAAGGATACTGCAAACCCTGCTGGAAACATCTTGGTTATGCCTCCATCTGTTGCTGCTATCGGTGCAATTGCTGCTTCTGAAGCTGCATCACAGCCTTGGTTTGCTCCTGCTGGATTTAATCGCGGTGGACTCTCAACTCTTGGTGGAGTTGGTGGACCAAACGTTGTTGGAACCGTTGAGCACCTTACAAAAGATGACAGAGATGATCTTTACGAAGTTAGTCTTAACCCAATTGCACGTTTCCCTGCAACAAGTGACATCGTGATCTTTGGACAAAAGACCCTTCAGACTCAAATGTCTGCTCTTGATCGCATCAACGTTCGTCGTTTGATGATCTTCCTCAAGAAGCGCATTGGAGATATCGCTGATACAATCTTGTTTGATGCTAATATCCAAGCTACTTGGAACCGCTTTAAGTCAAGAGCAGAAGTAGTTCTTGCTCAAGCAAAGTCTGAAGGCGGAATCACTGAATACAAGCTTGTTCTTGACGAAACCACAACTACACCAGATCTTATTGATCGAAACATTCTCTATGCTCAAGTATTCATCAAGCCTGCAAGAGCAATTGAATTCATCGCAATTGACTTTGTGATCACCAACACTGGAGTGGAGTTTTAATAAACTCCCTCTATTTATTACAAATACTTAGGAGATAATTTAAATGGCTTTCTGGAAACAAAATGATGTAGTACCAAAGAGAAAATTTCGCTTTAAGGTAACACTCGCTAATGATGTTGCTTGGTGGGCAAAAGACGTAAAGGTTCCAACATTCTCTGTTGGAGAAACCCAGCATTCATATCTTGACAATGTTTATAAGTTTCCAGGTAAAACTACTTGGGATGACGTAAGCCTTACCTTAGTTGACCCTGCTGGTGATAATGATGTTATCAACAAGACCATGGAGATCATCACTAACGCTGGATATGATGTTAGACCTGATCCAACAAACAATACTCAAGCTGCGATGGCTACTATTAGCAAATCTCAATTTGCTTCTAACCAACAGTCTTTGGGAGCTAATGCATTCAAGATCGAAATCCTTGATGAGACTGGCGCTATTATCGAATCTTGGACGCTTAACAACCCATTCCTTAAGTCTGTTGACTTTGACACAATGTCTTACGAGAGTGACGATCTTCGTTCTATCTCTTTGACTGTTGCTTACGATTGGGCTACTTGTGAGGTTGCAGGTCAGACTTACCTACCTAAATAATCACAAGGTGAATAATGGCTTTTTGGAAGCAAAACAATAACGAACCGACCCGTCAATTTAGATTTAGACTCTCTATTGACGGGACAACTTATTGGTGGGCTAAGAGTGCAGAACTTCCATCTGCAACTGTGAACTCAAGTGAATACCAGATAGGAAACCATAAGTTTAAATATCCTGGTATTGTAACTTGGGATCCGATACAAGTTGAGATTGCTGATGTTGCTGGGACATCTGATAGTTCGAATGATTCTGTTGGCTTGTTGGTTAATATCTTTGAGTCAAAAGGCTATAACATTGTCGGAGAACCTGCAGGTCCTGGTACTGCAACTGGTGGCTTGGAGAAGCTACAATTTAATGAAGTCCGTATTGAGCAGCTTAGATCTGATGGATCTGCTCAAAATTCTTGGATTTTAAAGAATCCGTTCTTTACACAAATTAACTTTGGTAGAGGAGATTACGGCTCAGAAGAAATAAATTCCATCACATTTACAATTAATTACGATTACGCAGAACTAGAATAACTGGAGGTTAAGTGACTAGAAATACTAAAGATAGGTTCGGAGCAAGTAAAGTAACCCATTCAGATGCACCACCGGTCTTTAACCCTTTAAACTTTGTTGCACCAACAGAGTTTGTTGATCTTCCATCAAATGGAGTTGGCTATCCCGATGGTCATCCATTGAGAGGACAAGAGGTTATTGAGATCAAATTTATGACAGCAAAAGAGGAAGACATCCTCACCTCAGCAACTCTTATTAAGAAAGGGATCGCCATTGATCGTTTCTTGAGAAGTATCATTCTTGACGAAAAGATTGACCCAAATACATTGCTTGTTGCTGACAAGAATGCAATCCTTGTAGCGGCTCGTATAAGCGGTTATGGCCCTGATTATGATGCAGATATGAAATGCCCCCAATGCAACACAACTAATGCATTGAGCTTTAATCTTGGGGCTGCAAAAGGTGTTTCCTCTAATATCCCTGCTAATTCTGGTATCGAAAGTTTGGAGAATGGAAATTATAAAATTAAACTTCCTTATTGTGGATTTAATATTGAGGTTGGATTGCTTACTGTACTTGATGAGAAAAAACTAACGCAATTGGTTCTTACTCAAGTTGAGGCAGAACAAGATACAAATCTGGTCTCGGCTCAGTATAAGAAAATGATTAAGGCTATCGAAGGACATAGCGAAGAAAACATCATCAGTGCTTTTGTTGAGAATATGCCAACAGTTGATTCGAGACAAATAAAGATGATCTATAAGAACATCAATCCATCTTTTGAGATTAAGGACAAATTCATTTGCATCAACTGCAAGCATGAAGAGGAGGTAGATGTTCCAATCGGAACAAACTTTTTTTGGCCTGACCGATAAATATATGGAAGCTGTTTATGAGCAGTTCTTTGTTCTGAAGCATCATGGTGGCTGGAGTTTTGCTGAAGCTTACAGTTTGCCTGTCGGTTTGAGAATGTGGTTCTTGGAAAGATTAAAGAAACAATTTGATGACGAAGCAAAAGAAATGAAGAAAGCGACTCGCACCAGGTAATGGATGCGAGTTTTGTTTTCTTGACTAATTACACTATGGTTGGAGGTATCGCTGGTGATTAAGATTGATTTGACTAATAAGCAGATGAATGAATCGTTTGCAAAGATGTGGGGTTTCTATAACAAGAAACTCCTCCAATATATTTACGGCAAAGATACAAAGGTCACTGCGAATGTTGAGCCTTTGTCCAATCTTTTCGAAGAAGAAGGTGCTAGTGCAGAATTTGTTGTTCGAGGAGAATATGAAGATGTCAAGGCTTATGCCAAAGCAATAAGGCTGGAAGCTGATTATATGAGAGCATATAATGAAGAAGGCAAGGATTCTCCTGAAGCTCAAGAAATCAAAAAGCAGTTAGATGATGCATCTAGTGAATTCACAAACCTTACGGGGCTTCCTTGGCCATTTAAAGACTAATTTTGAGGGTAAGTAATGGCTATAACAGCTGACGAACTAATTGCTGCGATTAAAGACCTATCCGCTTCTGATCAGAAGAGGGTAAAGTCCGCTTTTGGCACAACAACAATTGATTCTGCCACTTTGGAGAGAAACAAGGAGCTAATGCAGCAAAGTTTGGAAATCCAACAGAAAGCCCTTGCAGCACAACAAGAATCAGCCAAAATCTTTAAAGACGAGAATGCTCTTATTCAGGCAAGGAAAGAAGCTTTCGAAAATGAGCTTGCCTTAAAAATAGAAGATGAAGAGACAAGAAAAAGAATATTAGCTGGTGAAGAGGCTGCTATTGCTGGTGCAGCTGAGAAGCTTGGATTAGAAGAAGGTATCTTGCGTCAAAAGCAAGAACAATATAAGCAAGACCTATTGGCTATGCAAGTCAATGATAAGTTTGGAAGACAATCATCCAGATATGCAAAAGAAGTTGGTCAGTTTTTGGGAGTCAATGTTAGGTTGCAAGACACCTTTTTGGGTAAAACAATAGACATTGCCAATAAACTAAAAGACAATGCAGGTTTCCAACAGCAATTTCTTCGAGACTTAAGAGATACTTTTTCTGTACAGAACCTTGCTTTGTCAACCCTAACAAAGATTGCTGAGGTTACAGTTGCTTTTGTTAAGTCAGCAGATCAAGCTAGAGCATCACTTGCAGCTGCAACTGGTCTTGGTTATGAATTCAGTGCTGTCATGGTAGATGCACAAAGAGAAGGAAACCTTCTTGGTATCACAATGGAGTCAGCTGGTAGAGCTATTGCATCATTGATCAATGGAACAACTGACTTTATTAATTTATCTGGTGATCAACAAAGAGCGTTGACTCTTACAGCTGGACAGCTTGATAGACTTGGCGTGTCAACAGATGAAAGTGCTAAATTGCTGCAAAACATGACACAAGCATTGGGTATGTCTGCCATGGGAGCAAACGAACTGACAATGCAACTGGCGGTTATGGGCAATCAGATTGGAATCAGTGCCAGTCAAATGGTCAAAGACTTTAATCAATCCTTGTCTGTGCTTGCTGTTTATGGAGACAGAGCGCCTCAAATATTCACAAAACTTGCTGCTGCTGCTAAAGCGGCTGGTGTTGAGGTATCAACTTTACTTTCTATTGCTGGTAAATTCGATACTTTTGATAGTGCTGCAAATTCTGTTGCTCAACTAAACGCAGTCCTTGGGACTCAACTCTCTACCACTGAAATGTTACTAGCGACAGAAGAAGAGAGAATCGAGACTCTTATCCAAAGCATTCAGATGGGCGACATGCAATTTGATCAACTTGATCGATTCACTCAAAAAGCTGTAGCTGCTTCTGTTGGTATTAGCGATATGGCTGAGGCGAATAAAATATTTGGAATGAGCCTTGAGGAATATCAAAGTTATTCCAATCAGATGGAAAGCTCTGCTGACGCTCAGGCAAAACTTGAGGCAGCAGTCGCAAAGACAGTACCGGTATTTGACAAATTTAAATTATTGATTGCAGAACTCGCAATAGCTGTGCAGCCAACTCTTGAGTTCTTAGGTGATTTAGCAGACTCGGTAACTGGTTTCTTAAAAGATATGGACACAGATACAAAACAGATGATTGTTGGGTTAGTGGCAGTTGCTGGTGCAGTAACAGTTCTTGGTACTGCTTTGTCGCCATTAATAATGATGTTTGCTACTTTAGGAAAGATGACAGCAGCTGCTGGTGGTATTGCAGGGCTTCTTGGTCTTGGAGGCGCTGGTCTTGGTGCTTTATTGCCAGTCTTGGGAATAATTGGTGCCATTGGTGTGGGTGGAGTAGCTATATCAAAAATGCTAAGTGCATCACCAACAACTAATACAATGACCAATATGGCGACTAGTGTTAGTGCTAATACTGGCCGGGCAGCAATGACAGGCACCACAGCGGCAGTTAAAAACTATGTCGATGTTAGACTTGAGTCAGTTACTGTGGAAATTGATGGCGCTCAATATCGAGGTAGAGTCAAAAATATCGTCAACAAAGAAATG